ATGACTGACAAAAAATACATCGTTGCTCTCGACCAGGGCACCACCAGCTCCCGCGCTGTCGTGATGGATCATGACGCTAATATCATCAGCGTCTCACAGCGCGAATTTGAACAAATCTACCCTAAGCCCGGCTGGGTCGAGCATGACCCGATGGAGATCTGGGCATCGCAAAGCTCCACGCTGGTCGAAGTGCTGGCAAAAGCCGATATCAGTTCCGATCAGATTGCCGCGATCGGCATCACCAACCAGCGTGAAACCGCCATCGTTGATTAGACTTGAGATAAATGACAGGGAATAAGTGAGATAATTATGGGAAGAACTGGGTCAACATGGGAAGAGACTGGATGGAATATGCAATAACCTTACAGTATGTGAAAATCAGACCGGCCCGGAAAAAACAGAACTTGCACCAGCCTGATTGCAGATATTACTCCTTTTTCCCCGCATCGGCATCGGGTTCACCATCAAACAGTTTGCCCTGCATCCGATCCAGTTCTTCTTTTCTGACCCGCTTCACCACGCTGTAAACCCACTGTAGCGAAACACCAAATTTACGGGCCAGTTCGTGATGGTTGCGCCCGTCAAACTCCAGGAAAATTTCACGGTCGCGCTGGCTGACCTTCCAGACCATGCCCATCGGGAAATAGACGTTTTGCCCGCCCCAGACCTGCATCATGCGGTTCGCGACGGCCTGACCAATCTGGTCGGCAACTGCTGGTTCGATATCAATAATCTCGCGGACGGTCTCAGAGGTGTGCTGTGCCAGTTCCACCAACAGTTCCGGCCCTTTACTACGAAACTGATTCAGGTCGCTCATTGCTTCACCCCCGCAGCCCTGCGCTGCCACTTTTTCAGTTTCTCAATAACGCTACTTGCCTGCTCATTGCTGAGCCAGCGTAACGCGCTGATGCCCGTTTCCCGTTTAACCCATAGCGCCAGCGCCTGCTCTGAACTGTCACGGACGACACCTGCCGCAGCCATTTCAAGCCATAGTGCACGGATTTTCTTTGACTGAGGATGGCTATCCAGCGGTAAACCGGACCTGGATTTCCCGGCAGGCTTAACGCGAAAACCTTTCTTTTTCATGGATTCCAGCACGCTGTTTAGCTGTGTGATATCCATCCCTTTGGTCGAGGCTTTGCCGGTCAGCCCCTGCAGCATCTGGCGGTAGGTATCCTCATCCATCTGGAGGTCGCTGCGGGCAATATGAATAAGTTGAATGAGGCGCTGTTTAGTCATCATCGACCTCACCTTTTGATTTTCCCCTGACATAGTCAACATATAAAGGAAGGGCTACAGGCCAGCAAAGGAGCATTACCGCCCAGCTAATCCAGTATTTAGCACCGCTGTATCTTGAACAAAAACCTGAATGGCGGTGCAGCTCAGCATTACACCACCCCACGAGGCAGTACCAGAACAGGGCGCATACAATATATTCAGCCATCATAAGCCACTCCCCAGCTTCCGCTGCTCATGCCCGCTGACAGGCTGATGCAGGCGGACGTTTTTCCCTTCTCTGTAACCGATATGGCGCGACATATCCGCGTCACGTGATTTTCCAGCTTCACGGCCCGTAGTTGTGCCTGAATCCGGGTATTTCTGTTCGAGCCAGAGTTGAGCCAGCTCCCGTTCCTCACGGGTCATAGCAAACAATTGCACTTCACTACGCACGGCCAGTACCCAGCCTTCGGCAAATTTGTCGCCACGGCTGGTCTTTGTCGTGCTTTTGATTCTTTTATTCTGCTGCCCGATGTGGTTTTTTCGCGCCGTAATAAGCTGTCGGGCGAGAACATCCCAGGTATAAGACGCCAGCTCAACGCGGTCTTTATTACCGTAAAACCCAACGCTGGGTTTATGACCTGAATGAATAATAGATTCCACACCAAAGGCAGCCTGGATGATGCCCAGCAGACCCAGCATGTAACGTGGTGGATTAACGCTGCCTGCAGCCCAGTAGTTGCTAATGCTTTCGTCTATATCACTGAGTGCGATATCGTCACGGGTAATGCCGTATGCGTGCATCAGTTTCTGAACACGCTGCAGTGCCAGTGAGGCTTCATGGGGATTATCAGATTTTGACAGCGCCAGAAGTTTTTTTAACTTTTCCAGCACTTTCTCTTTATCAGTCATTGGCATGATTTAGTCCTTTGGTGTGCATACACCGCGTAGATAAATTTCACCGGCATTGACGCGTTTAACTTCCTGGAATGCTGCCCTGCAGGCACTCTCAGTAGTAAATTCCGGAGATGTTATGACAAGGCCTTCGCCTTCAGTACCTGATGTGAACATCCACAAAATAAGTACCCACATGATTACCGGCCCTCCTTGATCGCGTGGTCTAACGCATGGATCACCATATCGGTCATGACGCCTTTTCCGTTTATCGCAACATGGGCCAGGATTTCACTACGAGCCGCTTTAAGTACACCGAGATTAACCCTGACCGAACGCTGGTTATCAGCATTCAAAGTCTTTATTCGTTGTAAACAAGTCGTCGCTGCCGGATTAATTTTCATTGGATGCCTCCTGTCGTTGCTTCATTTCACAGGGGATGAATTCCATTGCCGGGACTTCCGTGTAGTAATGCTGGCTGCAGTGCGGGCATACCAGCGTGATGAGGACGGCTGGCACATGGTATTTGCCTGAGGTAATGACACTGGCGTCGCTGAATTTCAGGGTGGTGATACCTTTCTTACAGTTGGAACATTTGATGGACATGATCTATTCCTTAATGCTGTTTTCGGCGTGCAGAAGCCCACGGCGCTGACGCCGAAATAAAAAGAAATTGAATTAAAATTAAATGGCAGCGATATCTAACGGAATATTAATGAGCTTCCCGTGTTTATCTTTCTCCCGGAAATTAATATAAGTTTTGGACATTGCCACCTGCAGTGATTCTGATATGGCCTCCATTGCCCGGTTCCAGCGCTCGTCCTGAATCTTGACCCGGCGCAGGGAAAGAATACGTCCGGTGTTAAGCTGGCCCTCTTTGTCCACCTGAAAAGCATCGCTGATGATGGCCCGCAGGTTGGCGTTCGCGCCTTCCGACCACTCGGTGACGCACTCGTCTATCAGGTCTTTGGCAATCTGCAACTCTGGCCCGAAGGTCAGGGTTTCCTGCACGCGGATGGTGATCTGCTGAGCACCGTCGAAGCTGCTGAAGGTCACGTTGCCTTTGGCACCGCCGCGCGTTCTGCCGTACTTCTCGGCCACAAGGTCAAGCCAGGCATAGCACTCGTCAAAGGCACGACGCTTGAAGTCGCTGAGTTCATCGCGTTTAACCTTCGCGGCGGCAACCTGTTCTTTAACGAAAGAATCCATCGCAAGGTCATAGTCAGACACCTGGTCAACCGGCACCAGACGCCCCTTACGGTCTTTCATGTAGTCTTCTTTATTTACTTCGCTCATCTCTGTTCACCTTGTGGTTAATGTAACGACTCTGACCAGGTAATACGGCAGCCATGCAACTCAAAGACGCCCTGACGGAAGCGCCCTGAGCCGTCATGACCAACATGGGTATAACTCGCTTTGCCCTGCTCCAGCAGGCGGGCACAGTGCCCGTTGCGGGCGATACGGATAACCGGCTTACTGCCCGCAATCATGACGCTCTGCACGGTAGTGTTCATGGCGTTGAGCGCCATAATGGCGGACTGCACCTTGCTCATCTGCTGGTTGATATTGGCGATGGATTTCATGATTAAACCCCTTTAACGACGTCGGCGCTGACCTGCGGAACCCCGATTTCAGCGGCCAGATTCATGGCGGCTATCACCAGGTTACTGACGGCCAGCGGATACAGCAGGCTGACCATGCTTTTACGGTTGCTGCCCAGATTGCTCAGGCGGGCGCGGATGGCTTCCACTGCGCTGGCGTCCATGATGTCGGCCAGCTGCTTACCGGCACGTTGCAGCTTGAACGCAAGAAACTCTTCGAGGCTGTTGTCCAGCGGCAGCAGTTCAACCACTTCGCAGCGCTGGACGACCTCACGGACTTCCATGTTGCGTTCGGACAGTTTGTCCGCCAGTTCAGGCTGGCCAATCAGCACGATGGACAGCAGTTTTTTGAAGCCGGACTCCAGTTCGAAGAAGCGTTTGAGGTGCTTCAGCGTCGGGATGGGCAGACTGTGGGCCTCCTCAATCACCAGAACGTGGCTGAAACCCGCCTGGCTGCTGTCCTTCAGAACGCGGTGCAACTGGCGGAAGCGGGCGTCCTGGCTGCGTTTGATACTCTCCAGCGGCGCGATGGTGCTGATGATGGCCTCGGCGATCGCAGCGGCCTTCAGGGTTTTGCCCTTCACGTCGTTGTCTTCCATGGCGATGATGTATGGCTCGATAACTATCACTGGCGCGTTCTCGCGGTTGACGCGTTCAATCAGGTCGCGGCGCAGCGTGGATTTACCCGCGCCGGACTCGCCGATAACCGCCAGAAAGCCACCGTGGCGGGCGGTCTGGAACAGCGCCTCACGCACGTAGCGGATATCCGGCGTGGTGAACACATCGTCCGCGCCCTGCATGGCTTCATCGGCGAACGGGTCACGGAAAAGGCCAAACGCTTTTTTGGTTGCTGGAAATAACACCTGCTTTTTGAGTAACATGTTCTCTTCCTCACTGAGGTTGGTTTTATCGGTGGTACCCGCTGTACGGGGCGTGACAGCGCCCTGTGCAGCATCAAAACTTTTCGCTGTATCAATCCCCTGACTTTCCAGATACAACGCCAGACGCTGGCGTACCTCTTCGGGGCTGGTGCGTGGCCACTCGTTATGGTTCACAATCTGGGCCAGCGTGGCCTCGGAAACGGCGACGGCTCTTGCCACCACCGCCTGCGGGATGCGGGCCTCTTTCAGTTGTTGCTTCAGTACCAGCATGCCTTCCTCCTCAGTTACCGTTAACGATGCTGATAACGCTGTTGCGGGCCGGAGTGGTCAGGGTGACCATGACCTCATCCAGCGCGGTTTCCGGTACGCCATCAGGGTACTGTGCCGCTAACTGGCGGTAATGTTCCGGCGTCCAGGTATGGCCGTTAGCGCTGAACTTCTCGCGCAGGGCTTTCGCCGCCTCCACATGGGTCAGCGGACGCTGCTCGATACGCGGCCCGCGCACGTCTGAAGCCTGTCCGCGCTTCGGCATATAGGCCGGAAGCGTGGTGTCGTCGATATGTTTATACGGGTCAAGTCGCCCACCGAACGGCAGCGCCTTCGCCTTGCGTGCAGCAGCTGCATCGGCGGCGTTATCCGTGCCGGTAACCAGTTCTTCGATTTCTTTTGCTGCAGTCTGTGCCGGGGTCTCCGGCAGGGCTTTGTAGCTTTCGCCAAATACCGCTGCGCTCTCGGCAAATCCGAACTCGTTCTTTCTGACCTCTTCAACCAGGAAGAACGTCTCGTGGCCGTCCTCACCGGTCAGTACCACCTGCGCCACATCGCTGCGCCACGGGTTACGGGTAATCATTAGTTTTTCGCCGACCAGTACGCCCGGTACCGTCGAAACATCAAACTCATTGCCCCGGAACGAGACGCGCAGTTTTGGCGTAACCTTGCGGAGTTCAGGTGCGGCCACCGCCAGTTCACGGCATACCTCAACAGATGGCGCTTTCTTCAGCTGCTCAGCGGTGATTTTCAGCCAGATATCCGTGCGGGTTTTACGGTGGCGGCTGTGAACAGCTGTGGCGTTAAAGTGGCTGCGCCATTTCACCGCCAGCGCGTTCAGCTCTTCCAGACTGTGAACAGGCTGGAACTTGAGACCCGGCTCCAGCTTGCGTTCGATAATGTCACGGGCTTTTTCCACCTGCCCGGTGGCGCGGGCATTATGCGGCTTGTGCGCTATCAGGTTGATGCCCAGCGAGCGGCACATGTTTTTCGTCATGCCAGCGGTGTTCGCCGAACCGGGGTCGAGGTAGAGTATTTTCGGCACACCGTGCAGCACGTCTGCGCCGCCGCGTTCCTGCATGGCGTTGATAAGAACAGAGCAGAGGTTCTCACCGGACTCCGCACCCATCACGTACTCAACGTAAATCCAGCCGCTGGTATGGTCGGTAATCTCATAACTCCACACGCGGTCACTGGCGATGCGGGCGATGTTGGCGGGCTTGTTCTTGTAGAACTTCGCGCTGTCCATCACCTGCAGCCCTTTATGGCCATTGCTCAGGTAGTAAAGCGTACAAAGTGAGGCATCAATCTCCCAGACGTGATTGGGATGCAGGCTGGCCATCTCGGACGACGGGGCCGGTGCGTCAAGCTGTTCCGGGTGCAGGCCATAGTTACGCAGGGCGCGGCTGATGGTGTCCTCGGACAATGGGAAAAACTCGCCTGTCACCTCGTCCGTTCTGCCTGCAGTGATAAAGCCGTTTGACCGCAGGGTCTCCACCGCATCGGCGATGGAATACAGGCGCTTACCGTTCTTACGAGTGGCCTCGCGCAGCGTGGCGGATATCAGTGCGGCTTCGTCGCGGCTCAGGGCACTGCGCCCGGCGTCAGCGCGTTTTTTACGTTTATCAGTCACTGATACCTCCTTCAGCTTGCGTAACAGGGTGGCGCGGGACAGGCCCAGTTCGGCGCATGCGGCCTCATAAATTGCACCGCGCTTACCATGCCCCGCGTCACGTGCCGCGCGGGCAACAGAAACCAGTCGTTCAGTCAGGGCGGCACTCATCGGTTATGCCTCCTGACCGTTAATCTCAGGCGTCGGCTCTGTCAGCCAAGCAGGAGCAACGTTGCCTGTCGGCTCGTCCGGCAGGTCAAATGTGGAGCGCAGGCTACGCGCGGTGCTTTCCAGCTGGCATACCAGACCCGCCATGAAGTCTCTGGGTGTATCAATCATGTTTTCAGCGCAGTATGCGCACAGGGTCTCAAAGGCGCTGGACAGTCGAACGGCAATGGCAGATTCCGCCTCAACCGCTAACGCCGTCACTTCCGCGCGTAACTTCTTCACTTCTTCGTCAGGCCTGGGTGGCTGGATACGGGATTTCTTCTCCAGTTTGGTGGAGAGCGAGTCGATTTTTTCGTTTTTGTCGGCGAGCACGCGCTGTTGTGCTGCGTTGGTTTCACGCGCTTCACGTAGGGCTGCCTTCAGTTCGCGACTGGTCATGCGATCAATATCATCAAGCGTTGCCCCGGCGACGGTTCCACCATCAGCTAATGCGTCGAGTTCTTCGTCATCCAGAACCATCAGTTCATACAACTTGGTCTTACCTAAAACGGTCAGCGCTGTCCGTTTTGAATTTTGATCGCCATTACCCAAAAATTTCACACTGGCCTGCATCATGCGGCGTGCGACGCGCGGCTCAAGGCCGAGGTCATTTTCGAGAATATTTATAAAATCGCCGTGAGGTTCATTCTCCTTGAGAATTACCAGTCGCTTACCCGCCTCCAGCATGGCTTCTGCACTCTGAGCCATGTAAAAACGTGTTTCATGGACAATACGATCGCGTTCATACGGCAGCCCATCACCAAACTGCTGCATGATTTCAAGGCGATGTTCGGTCATGGCGTTAAGACTAACGTTGAGGCCATCACTCAGCGGTGCATCTTCCATTAGTTCAACTGGTTGTGATTTTGTGCGTCCCATTTCAACTCCTTAGCGACTACCAGCCATAACACGCTGGTTGATTTCATTAATACGATCCTGCGCCCGCGCCATTTCGGTACTGTGCGCCATGGCGATTTGTAAGAGCTGGACTCCAGGGGCAAAACGCCCGTTATCCAGTTTCAGGGCCAGTCCTTCTTCGATAAGGGTATTCAGTGCACGATTGATATTCGCCGGTGACTCGCCCAGAGCCGATGCCAGTTCACCGTTAGAAACACCGTTCAGGGCGTGGCCACGCAGTGCTTTAAGAACGCGCAGAATGCGGGAACCAGAACTGGAAACATTTGCCTTACTCATGTCACATTCCCCTTTTTGCGATATGTGATAATCTGTTACACGGGCTAAAACGTTACGCCGCATTCGAATCTGGTTTCAGACCCAGCTTCACTGCAATTTCGTGCGATTTGCCGTAACGACCTTTAGTGAAGCCGTTAAGAACCCGGTAGACCTCATTGCGGCTGTAGCCGTTTTCTTCAGCCCAGCGGGTGAAAGTGACCCCGCGCTGGCGGAAGAGTGATTTGACTTGTTCTGCAGTCATCGTTGTCTCCTTTGTTGATGCAATGATGTTTGCCTTATGTGTGATAGATTATATACACAAACGTGTATAAAGCAACGAAAGAGACGCAAATGTGTATAGCTGAGCGATTAAAAGAAGTACTAAAACAAAAGAAGATCAGCTCAATCAAAGAGTTCGCTGAGATTTGCGAGCTGCCTTACCGTACCGCTCAAAGCTATTTGAATGGCGACAGGGAACCTAATATTGCAGGCTTAACGAAGTTGTGCACACAGTTGGGTATAAACCTCAATTGGCTTCTCACAGGTGTTGGTGAACAATTTATCTTGGGAGATGGGACTTCATCAGTGCAGGGTATCTCAACGGAGAAACAGGCTCTGATGGATGCGTTTGATGATATGAGTCCTGAGCAGCGGAGGGCTATTCTTGAGGTCGGCAAAGTCCTCACTCAACCAAAACCAAGCAAGTTTGCTGGGTAGGGAGAGGGCTTATAAGAATTTCACGGTAAAGGGAATGTGGTTGAGTTAGCTGCTTATCGGGAAAGGCTTATCAAAAAAAAGTAAGGTGGCAAGGCCTAAGCTCTTGCCACGACAAAACTGTTAATCTTTGACCATAAACCAACCTTCAAAGTAAGTGCCTTTAGACCCTGTCTCTTTCTTTTCGCAGGCGAACATTTTCTCGTTAGGCAATCGTCCAGTCACCATGTCTGGCTTATCCTGAATGATTTTGAGTGGTTCGCCACCATTTGCCTTTATAGCTGACAGACATTCTTGCATTGAATGAAATTCAGCTTTCATGACGCTATCAGCCATAGTATTTCCAGCGACTAAAAAGGTAGAAATCAGAACAGCGATCTTAAATTTCATAGCATAATCCATTGTAAGTGGGTTCAAATTCGGCGACCTATTAATGATTCTATTTAATTAAAAATTACAAATCACTAATTCTTTCCGTGGCGTAGCTTTACCTGTGGCCTTCAGGTTGTAGCTGATATCAACTGTCTGAATGTTCAGTCCGTTGAACGCTTGCCGCATTTCAGGGATATCGTTCACCGATATAATCATTTTCCCTTTGATGTTCCGCGCCAGTTCCGACATGTGGATGTAGTTCCCTATCGGAAAATCCACGCCATAGCCCTCTGTTCCCCAGTATGGTGGGTCACAGTAGAACAGCGTATGCGGGCGATCATATCGCTCTATGCACTGGTGCCAGTCCAGATGCTCTATCAGCGTTCTCGACAGGCGCAGGTGTGCCATCGACAGTTCTTCCTCAATACGCAGCAAATTGAAGCGCGGCGCACTGGTTGTAGAGGTACCGAATGTGTGATCCGCGACCTTGCCTCCAAATGCTTGTTTCTGCAGGTAGTAGAACCGAGCCGCACGCTGAATGTCGGTGAGTGTCTCTTCCGGCGTATCCTGCAGCCATTTGTAAATCTGACGGCTGACCAGTGCCCATTTGAACTGCCGGACAAACTCTTCTAGGTGATGTTTTACCACCCGATACAGATTCACCAGCTCACCGTTGATATCGTTAATGACTTCGATCTTGCTGGGTGTCTTGAGAAAATAGAGCGCAGCTGCCCCGCAGAACGGCTCCACATAGCAGGTGTGGGCCGGGAACAGCGGCAGAATATGCTTCGCCAGACGACGTTTTCCGCCAATCCATGGAACGATGGGTAAAGATTGTTCTTTCATTATCCGTAAGCCTTTTGCAATCAGTGAAAATATGGCAGGCTAGTCTGGTCTCGCGAGACTGACTGAACCCTGGTCGGCTCACAGTGCATACCTGTGGGTTGATGACCAGCCCGGTGTTACCGCACCGGGCTGGTCGTTCTTTCACTGTCAGGATGAGGTTAAGGGATACCCTACGACTATTAACGCTGTTTACTGGTTTAGTAATTTGCCTTGAAAAGGAAAGTCACGAATGAATGATAAACATAATCCACACAAGCCTGGTTCTCAGAAGAATGAGTCTGACAATCGCCCGCGTCCTTCGCGCGAGAGTTACAATAATGATTCTGCGGATTATGGCGAGCGCAAGGGTAATATTGTGACGAATACTTTTTCACCTCCTGTACGTCCAGGAAGAGGAGATAACAGTGGAGACAAATCTGGATCATGAGTGGGAAGGCCTTCTGTTCGATGTAAGGCGTTCCGTTCGCTACCATAATCGCCGCAGAGCTTGGTTTGATCGGCTGGATCAGACCACGAATGTGTTGTCTCTGATTTTTGGCTCAACGGCTATTTATGGTGTTTTATCTCAGGCTAATACGAATTTAGCCGTGCTTTCAGCGGCTATCGTGACTGCTTTTTCTGCGATCAATTTGGTCGTTGCCTCATCGCAGCGTGCCCGTGCTCATTTTGATTTTGCACGCAAGTTCTTTGAGCTGGAGCAGAAAATGATACTGGTGTCTGACGTATCAAAAGAAAGTGTTCAGGCCATTACATCTGAACGTTTATCTATTGAGAAGGATGAACCGCCTGTTCTTCGTGTTCTGGACAGCATCTGCTATAACGAGCAAATCCTTTCGATGGACTACCCTGTTGACCAGATGGTCGTCATAGGGTTCTGGCAGCGTCTGCTTTCTCCTGTATTAGACTTTCAGGCGGGCAAACTGCGAAGAGTTAAAGATATGAAGCACGCCTGAAGCGGCCGTTTCAGTTAGTTTCTTTATGGTGCTAGTACCATTCTGGCCGATGATTCCTTATCCACACTTATAACGCGCTTTAAAATCCGTATCCCGCCACATTTGTGATGCTGTCTCCCACACAACAAGGAGACGCATCATGAAGAACCTGAAAAAATTCATTCCCCCCGTTAAAAAGCCCCGTCTCAGCGGCTGGCTGCTGACCTCTGTGCTGCTGCTCGGCACCATCGGTCTTGTATCGCCCCAGCAGTTACCGGTGGTTGTCTACAAGCTGTCACTCATCACGCTGGCTGCAGTACTGGGTTACTGGCTTGACCGTTCGCTGTTCCCCAAAGCCCGTCCCGGTCAGTACCTGAAGCATGATGACAGGCTGATGGCTGATGGTCGCTTCCCCGTCCAGACTGGCCTTCACCTGGTCTTTTCCGCTGCGTTGATCCGCCGTGCGCTGATTGTTGCCGCAGTCTGTCTGGCCGTAGCGATGGGGCTTTAACGATGACCCTCTATATGTACTGGCCTCAGGTTGTCTGGGCCGTGCTGGTATTGCTGGGGCTTGGCATCGAGCTTGCCCGCCACGGGCAAGCTCGCACGGGTAAGCACAGTTTCTGGTGGCAGCTCTTTGGTTCAGCAACGGTAGCCTGGTTGCTGTGGTGTGGCGGCTTCTTCAGTCAGGCCCGCGCAGCCCAGCCACCGCAGGCCGCGCTGCAGTATCGCGACGATGTGATCCGTAATGCCCGGCTTGAATGGGGGATGTCTGCGCCGGTGGCCGATTTTGCCGCGCAGCTGCATCAGGAAAGCGGCTGGCGACCTGATGCGGTCTCACCGGTTGGTGCTCAGGGACTGGCGCAGTTTATGCCCGCCACTGCCGACTGGATAAGCCAGCTAATGCCGGGGCTTAAGAGCCGCGAGCCGTTCAATCCTGCATGGGCTATCCGGGCGCTGGTCAGCTATGACCGCTGGCTATGGGAGCGAGTAAGCGCCGCCAACAACTGTGAGCGGATGGCCATGGCCCTGTCGGGGTACAACGGCGGTCTGGGCTGGGTGCAGCGTGACAAACGGCTGGCATCGCAGAAAGGGCTGGACAGCGGCCGCTGGTTTGGTCATGTCGCCACGGTCAATGCCGGACGCAGCCCCGCCAGCTGGCGTGAGAACCGCCACTACCCGCATCGCATTCTGCGGGAGCTGGCACCGGGATATCTGACATGGGGAGGCAGCAGCTGTGTGGAACCTGGTTAAAAGATTACCGTGGCGCGGCATGGTGCTGGCACTTGTCCTGATAGGCGTTCTTTATGGACTGAATCGCTGGGGCTATCACGACGGCACTGAAGATGAGAAACGTAACAGCATTGCGGCGCTTAGTCGCCTGCAGTCCGCATTTGATACATACAAAACCGAACAAACGGCGCTTGAGAACGCTGCGCTCCGTGATTGGGCAAAGCGTTATCAGGCGCAGGTCGCCACCGGGCAACAGGCCGAGGCTGGGTACCTTGAGCAGATAGCTCAACTTGAGAGCCAGAACAAACAACTACAGGGGCAAATTAACGATGTCACACAGCGCTGGATTGATGAAAAAGGCAAGAGCCATCCCATTGAGTGCGTGTTTACTCGCGGTTTCGTGCGCCAGTACAACGCCGCACTCGGATATGGCAACGCATCCGTCGACAGCGGCCATTCAGACACAACTACCACCGCTGGCACCGGCACTGGCGCAGCGTCCGGGCAACCTGAAGCCGCTGACGCCTGGCTACGCGACTCAGGCGTCTCCCAGCGTGACGTCCTCGCCAACATCATCGACAACGCGAAGCAGTGCCGCATCTGGCACAGCCAGATAAACGGGTTGCTGGACGAACGGGAAGGATTACAGAAATGACGTTGCAGGTTGAATTCTGGACGGTGGTGGGCTTCCTCATCACCTTCATGAGCTTTGTCGGTGGTATGGCCAAGTGGCTGTTCAGTAAAGCGGAGGAGCGCCAGGCTGCGCGGTTCGCCTCACTTGAGCAGTCGCTGCAGCAGTCCGCCTCCAACTGGGGCGAGCTGGAAAAAGAATTTATGCGGTTTAAGGCGGATTTGCCGCTGAACTATGTTCGCCGCGAGGACTACATCCGTGGCCAGACGGTTATCGAGGCCAAGCTGGACGCACTCTACAACAAACTGGAAGTGGTACAGCAGTACCGTCATACAGGAGGTCACAATGGTTGATATCGCCCGCGTGCGCCGGGAATCCCTGCGCTGGAGCCTGCTGGTTGCTCTGAACAAAACCCGCCCGTACACCGCCAGCGAGACGCTGCTGCTGGACGTGTCCCGCGCCATCTACCCGGACACCACGCCGCTGGAGCTGCGCCGTGAGCTGGATTATCTGGCTGACCGCAAGATGGTTGATCTGGAGAAAAAGCCCTCCGGCGACTGGTTCGCTGACCTGACCCGCCTCGGCGTTGATCTGGTGGAATACACCGTGGAATGCGGCCCCGGCATCGCCCGCCCGGAAAAGTACTGGAGTGAATGATGGCCAGACGCAGCACGATAGAAAAGCTGCCGGAAGATGTGCGTCGCTGGCTTGAGCGGGCGCTTAACGAATCCGGCTTCAGCGGATATACCGAGCTGGAGACCCTGTTGCGCGATCGGGGGTATGTCATCAGCAAATCGGCTATCCATCGCTATGGCCAGAAGATTGAGCGCCGTTATGGTGCCATCCGTGCGGCCACCGAAGCGGCCCGCATGCTGACCGAGGGCGCAGCCGACGATCAGGACGCGCGTTCGGAGGCGGTGATTGCCCTGATTCAGACGGAGTTGTTCGAGAGCATCGTCCAGCTGCAGGAAGCGGAGGAAGGCGAAGTCGATCCCAAAGAGCGCGTGGCGCTGCTGTCGAAGGTGGCGAAGAACGTGGCCACGCTGTCCCGCGCCTCGGTCAACCTGAAAAAGTTTCAGACTGAAGTCCGCTCCAGAGCGCAGCTGGCGGCCAGCAATGCCGAGAAAATTGCCCGTAAGGGCGGTCTGTCACATGAAGCGGCACAGGCAATACGCCGTGAAATCCTGGGGATCGCATCGTGAATCCGTTACCGCCCGTTGTACCTGACACCTCAGATTCCGACGTACCCGTTGTACTGATGCCCTATCAGCAGCGCTGGGTGGCTGATAATTCCCCGCTCAAGATTATCGAGAAGAGCCGCCGTACCGGTATCACCTGGGCCGAGGCATCCGATAACGTTCTGACGGCAGCATCAGCGGTGACAGCCGGAGGCATGAACGTCTATTACATCGCCTACAACCAGGACATGACCGTCGAATATATCCAGGCCTGTGCGATGTGGGCGCGCATGTTCAACTATGCCGCCAGTGAAATCGAGGAAGGCTTCTGGGAAGAGGAGGAAGATGACAAGCACATCAAGACCTACACCATCAAATTCCCTGACTCCGGCTTCCGCGTTGTCGCGCTCTCCAGCCGTCCGTCTAACCTGCGTGGTCGTCAGGGCATCATTGTTATCGACGAAGCGGCGTTCCATGAGCAACTGGACGAGCTGCTGAAGGCGGCGCTGGCGATGCTTATCTGGGGCGGCAAGGTTCGCGTTATCTCCACCCATGACGGCGACGACAACCCGTTCAATACGCTTATCGGCGATATCCGGGCCGGGCGTCAAGGCGGCAGCGTGCAGCGAATCCCGTTCAAAGAGGCGGTGGCAGAGGGACTCTTTCGCCGTGTCTGTCTGCGCACCGGGAAGGCATGGTCGCAGGAGGCGGAAGATGCATGGATGGCGTCGGTATACAAATTCTACGGTGCTGGCGCATCGGAAGAGCTTGACTGTATCCCGGCTAACGGCGGCGGAGCCTGGCTGTCCCGCGCACTGATTGAGTCACGCATGTCGGCTGATACGCCGGTGTTACGCCTGACCTGCCCGGAGGGTTATGAGCTTAAGCCCGACGATGTCCGCTGGAGCGAGACGCAGGACTGGCTGGATACGCATCTGAAACCGCAACTGGAGGCTCTGCCTGCAGATGCCCGCTCTTTCCTGGGGCGTGACTTTGGCCGCAGCGGTGACCTGTCGGTTGACTATCCCCTGCTGCAGGAGAAAAACCTGGTGCGCCGCGTACCGTTTGTGATGGAGCTGCGCAACGTGCCGTTCAAGCAACAGGAGCAAATCGCGTGGTACCTGATGGACGGCCTGCCAAACCTGATGGGTGCGGCGCTCGATGCCCGTGGTAACGGCTCCTACCTCGCCGAATACGCCATGCAGCGCTATGGCTCTAGCCGGGTTAAGCAGGTCATGCCCACCGAGGGCTGGTATCGCGAGCATATGCCGCCGGTCAAAGCTGCGCTGGAAGACGGCAATCTGGTTGATTTGCCGAAGGATGAAGACACGCTGGATGACCTGCGGGCCGTTCAGGTGGTAAACGGCGTTCCCCGCGTGCCGGAACAGCGCTCAAAAGCGAAGACGGATAATGGCAAACGCCACGGCGATTCAGCTATCGCGCTGGCGCTGGCGTACTTTGCCAGCCGTGAAATTAACAAAGGGCCGGTGAAGGCAAGCTCTCGCCGTCGCCGTCAGGCGGCCCGTATGCTGGAGGATTACTGATGGCCCGTGGACTCTGGGTTTCACCCAGTGAGTTCGTCAAATTTGCCGAACCCAATAAAACGCTGACGGAGCAAATCGCCTCGCGCAGCCGCTCCATCGACTTCTTCGGGCTGGGGATGTACCTGCCTAACCCTGACCCCATTCTGAAATCTCAGGGCAGGGATATCCGCATCTATCGCGAGCTGCGTACCGACCCGCTGGTCGGCGGCTGCATCCGCAGGCGTAAGGCAGCGGTCAAATCGCTGGAGCGCGGTCTTGAACGTGGTCATGCCCCGGCGCGGGTATTCAGCTTCATCCGGGATATGCTCGACGATCTGGATCTGTCCCGCATCATCGGCGAGATGACCGATGCCGTTCTCTATGGATATCAGCCCTGTGAGGTCATGTGGGGACGCTCTGTTAAATCCTGGGCCATCGCCGATATCGTGGGTAAGCCGCCTGAGTGGTTCCAGTTCGACAACGACAACCTGCTGCGCTTTCGTGCCAAAGACACCGGGCTGGAAGGTGAAGCGGTACCGCTGAACAAGTTCGTGGTACCACGCCAGGACGCGACCTACGACAACCCGTATGGTTTCCCCGACCTGTCGATGTGCTTCTGGCCTGTGACCTTTAAAAAAGGCGGCATGAAGTTCTGGGTACGCTTTGCCGAGAAGTACGGCTCACCGTGGGTCATTGGCAAGCATCCGCGCGGTACGGCACAGGGCGAGATTGACCTGCTGCTGGACTCCATGGAGGCAATGGTGGAAGACGCGGTGGCCGCTATCCCTGACGATTCCTCCATTGAAATTAAGGAGGCCGCTGGCAAGGCCGACAGCAGCGATATTTATAAAGACCTGATAACGCTTGCCCGCAGTGAAATCTCCATCGCGTTGCTGGGGCAGAACCAGACTACCGAAGCCAACAGCACCCGCGCCTCCGCGCAGGCAGGTCTGGAGGTCACCGATGATATCCGGGACGCTGATGCCGACATCGTGGTCAGCGCGGTGAATCAGGCCATCAAAATGGCGGTGTCGATGAACTTCGGCGACGTGGCCAGCCCCGTCTGGAAGATGTGGGAACAGGGTACGGTCGACGATACGCAGGCCACCCGTGACGAGAAGCTCAGCCGCGCAGGGGTGGCCTTCCTGCCGCAGTACTGGAAGCGCGAGTACCAGCTGCAGGACGGAGATATTGACGAGACACCACCGTCAGAGCGCCAGAAGAACGCGCTGCCGCTGTCATTTGCCGAGGCGATTGATGCCGATATACAGGCCCAGCAGGACCTCGATGATGCGCTGGATATTCTGATGAACGGTGGCACGCTAAACAACGTGCTTGCGCCAGTGCTGGAGCCGCTCTTTAAGCGAGTGAAAGACGGCGTGAACCCGTCTGAACTGCTGGGCGAACTGGCCGAACTTTATCCGCAGATGAACGCGGATGATCTGCAGGAGCGACTGGCCCGTATTATGTTTGTTGCAACTGTCTGGGGGCGTTTGCATGAGCGTGACAACGGCTGAGCTGGCCTACTGCATGACGCTGCCCCCTAAACGGGCTATCAGTTACCTGAAATCCAAAGGGTATAAAATGACCTGGGACTGGGAGGACATGTGGCAGGATGCCCATGCCCGTGCCTTCACCGTCGCCAAAGTGACCCGACTGGATATTCTGGAAGATATTCGAAGCGCCCTGCAGCAGGCGCTGGATGAAGGTAAGACTGACCGCTGGTTCCGGCAGGAGCTGGAGCCGGAGCTGCAGCGCAAGGGATGGTGGGGGCCACGCGATACCACCGACCCGGTAACGGGTGAGCCGGTCACCATCCAGCAGGGCAGCCCGTGGCGGCTCGATACCATCTTTCGCACCAATATGTCCGTGCTCTACAGCGCCGGGCGATGGGCTGAACAGATGGAGAACGTAGACGACAGGCCCTACTGGATGTATACCGGCATCAACGACAGCCATACCCGCAAGAGTCATCTGGCCCTGCATGGTCTTGTGCTGCGCTATGATGACCCGTTCTGGCAGGCGTTCTATCCGCCGAATGGCTGGCGCTGCCGTTGTGGCGTGATTGCCCTGAGCGCGGCGGATGTGCGTGCCCGTGGCCTGAAGGTGTCTGGCTCTGGCGCAGCCATGGGCTGGGAGCTGAAGCTGGTGTCAGAGAAAACGGGCGAGATGCAGAACGTCGCCACGTTCAATACCGGCACCACGCAGGTGGCTACCGATGTTGGCTGGTCTTACGCACCGGGGGCGGCATACCGTCCTGATCTGGCCCGCTATCAGGGCACGCTTAACCCGCTGGCACAGCAGGAACTGAGAGGATAACGATGGCTTCTGATAACCTGGTCAATATCACCATTAGCGATGAATCCCTGCGCCGGAGCCTCCGTGCACTGGACCTGGCCGCGACAGACCTTGAACCCGCGATGCGCAAAATCGCCGGAACCCTGCTGGCGGAAACGCAGTTTAACTTTCTTGATGAGGGCCGTCCGGGATGGACTCCCTCGCTGGCAGCAATCGAACGTGACGGACAAACACTGCAGAAGACCGGGCGTCTGATGGGGTCAGTATCAACCGATCATGATGACAGGCAGGCCGCGGTCGGCACTAACGTCGTTTATGGGCCTGTTCACCAGTTTGGGGGTAAAACGGGGCGTAATGAATCTGTTGAGCTTCCGGCCCGTCCGTTCCTGCCGATGACGGGTGACGGAGAGCTGCAGCCTGATGTGGTTGTCCCCATCCTCGATACGATTGTCCGCCATCTTGAAGCAGCGGCCCGTCGCTGAGTTTTGTCTCTACAGGCGGGTGATTTATCATTGCCAGCCGCTGAGGGGCTGTATTACCTTTATAAAGGCTTTACAGCCCCCGCTTCGCACCACTATTCGCCTGCAGCGTGACATTCCCCGTACTGATACCCCCGATTTTTTCTAAAGCAGATTAAAAGCGCTGCTGATGCTTTTTCCACAGACTGTCCCCAACAACGTAACGCGGGACAGCAAAATGCCAGCCATTCACATTTTTAAAGCCGGTACTCATACCGATATGCACGGCGCGAAACTGCCGTTCACGCAAAGCGATCTTGCCGCCTGCGTGAAAGCCTATGACCCGTCCGTCCATGAAGCACCACTCGTTATTGGCCACCCCAAAACGGAAGACCCGGCGTGGGGCTGGGTGAAATCCTTGTCGCTTAACGGCGCTGACCTGTTGGCTGAACCTGACCAGCTCGACCCGCAGTTTGCCGAACTGGTGGGCAACGGACGCTTCAAGAAGGTCTCCGCCTCGTTCTATCTCCCTGACTCACCGAACAATCCGAAGCCCGGCACGCTTTACCTGCGTCATGTCGGCTTTCTGGGGGCACAGCCACCTTCCATTAAGGGGCTGAAGCAGGTGTCGTTTGGTGAGAAAGAAGAAGGCGTCGTGGAGTTTGCCGACTGGAGTGATATCACCAATGCCTCTTTATGGCGGCGTCTGCGCGATTTTCTGATCGCCCAGTTCGGGCTGGACGAGACCGACAAGGTGCTTCCTTCATGGCAGGTTGACTCCCTGCGCGAAGAGGCTTACCGCGACACCGGGAAGTCTGAACCGGACTTCAGTGAACACAATCCCAACCCTCAACAAGAGAACAGCACCATGACTGATGAAGAAATCAAAGCGCTTCAGGCGGAAAATACGCGTCTGAAAGCGGAAGCCACCCAGCGGGCGGAACAGGAAGCGAAGACCAGGCAGGAAAAACTGCACGCGGACAACGTCTCCTTTGCCGAGAAGCTGGTCGGCGCGGGTCGCCTGACCCCGGCAGCAAAACCGGTTGTTGTTGCCATTCTTGATGCGGTAGCCGGTGGTGATAAGCCTGTCGAGTTCGCCGAGGGCGATACCCGCACCCCGCTGGCCACGGCGTTTAAGACACTGCTGGATGGCACTGCCCCGGTACTGAATTTCAGTGAGCACGCGACCAAAGACCGCGTGAACACGGATATCAGAACGACGTCAGCAGAGTTCGCTGAAGCCGACCCGGAACGTCTGGCGCTGCATCAGAAAGCGCTGGAACTGTCGAAAAAAGAAGGCATCAGCTACGACGCTGCTGTCTCCCGCTGCCTGTAATTAAGGAGAGAACATGTCTGACTATTTAAAGGGTAAGCGCGTTGTTGACCCGGTGCTGACCAGCATCGCTCGCGGTTATAAAAATGTCGCGTTCATCGGCGAGCGCATCTTCCCCATTGTCCAGACCGATAAGGAAGGTGTGACCGTTCCGACTTTCGGTAAATCCGCCTTTGTGGAGTACGACACCGAGCGTGCCGTGGGGGCTGACAGCAACGTTCTGGTACGCGAGAAAACCGGCAAGCTGGACCTGGTTCTCAACGAACACGATCTGGCCGCGCCGGTGGACTATCGCGAGCAGGCCGAGTCGATGTTCAACGAAGAGGCCAAAGCCATTCGCCGTGTGACCAGCGGCGTCAACCTCAAGCGCGAACTGTATGCGGCCCGTCTGGCCCAGGACAAAAACGTCTACCGTGCAGCTAACGTCAAAGCGCTGGCTGCGGCTGAACGCTGGGGCGGTGGCAAGGGTGATCCGATTGGCATCATCGAGGGCGGGATCGAAGCGGTACGTAACGCCACTGGCCTGCGTCCGAACCTGATGACCATGGGGGCAAGCGTCATGTCGCTGCTGAAGTTCCACCCGGCGATTCAGGCCGCGATTGGTGCCAACGAGCGCAAGCGTATCACCATCGAAATTCTGAAAGACCTTTTCCAGCTGGAGGATGTGGCGATTGGCGAGCCGGTCTCCATGGCATCCATGAAAGACGCGCAGAACAAGGACAAAGTCCCGACCGATATCTGGGGCGACAATCTGATGCTGCATTACGTCGGCAAACCCCAGCCGGGCACCGACAGCGCCGACGAAAACGAGCCGTCCTTCGGTTACACCCTGCGCCGTAAAGGCATGCCGGTGGCGGATAAATACGACGGCGTCGGCGGCAAGGTGAAGTACTGCCGTTATACCGATATCTACAAAGTCGCCGTGGTCGGTGGCGATGCCGGGTATCTCGTCACCAACATCGTGAAATAAGGAGACTGCCATGGGTACAACTCAGCAGGTCATTCTGACCACCACCGTGACGGCCAGCGCGGCGCTGACACAACAGCGGTTTGTCGGTGTCGATAACGCGCCATGCAAGGCCGGAGCCGTCGCGCTCGGTGTGGCGGAGGTGGATGCCGCTGCCGGTGATGTAACGCCGGTTAACGTACTGGGCATCGTTGCCGTCGAAGCCGGTGCGGCAGTCAATAAAGGGCAGAACGTCCAGTCGGATGCGAACGCCTGTGCCGTTCCTCAGGTCCCGGCAGCCGGTGAAACCCCGGCGGGTATTTCAGCCGGGATTGCACTGGATGATGCGCTGGCCGAAGGCGATGTTATCCGCATCCTGCGCGGGGTGTGACATGTACTGCTCTCTGGCGGATTTGGTTGAGCAGGTGCCGGAGCGGACGCTTATCCAGCTCACCAACGAGGAGCTGGATTTCGACACACCCGCAGCGGTGAAGACAGAGGTGGTGGATGGCTGTATTCGCTATGCAGATGAGCTGATTGATGCCCATCTGCGCGGACGCTATACCCTGCCACTGGCGGAGATACCGACCGTTCTGCGGGACATTGCCATCACGCTGGTGCGTTACCGGCTCTATACCCGCCGCCCGGAAGGTGCAGTCCCGGATACCGTGAAGGATGACCACAAAGAGGCCCGGCGTCAGCTGGAGGCTATCCGCGACGGGAAGCTCACACTGGGGCTGCAGTCCACCCAAAAAGATGTGCCCGAGTCCGGTGAAATCCGGGCGCGGGCACGCCGCCCCACCTTTGGCGGGCGTGATGGTTTGCTGGAGAAATACTGATGAACGTTCTGCCCGTCCTTGATGCTGTACTGGCCCGGTTACGCGAGAAACTGCCCCAGCTGCAGGTGGAGTACTTCCCGGAGAAACCGGCTGAATATCGCCTGAATCATCCTGTTGGGGCGCTGCTGGTGAGCTATGCCGGGTCGCGCTTCGACAAGCCCAATGATATCGGCGCGGTGATCCAGCCCCAGACCATTCAGCTCTGCGTCACGGTGGTCTTCCGCCAGCTCAACGGTAAAAGAGGTGCGATTGACGTTCTGGATGCAGTCCGCCGCATCCTCGGCGGTTACACCCCGCCGAACTGCCGCCGTCGTATCTGGCTGACCCGTGAAGTGTTTATCGGTGAGGTCAAGGGGCTGTGGCAGTACGCTCTCGACTTCGCAACCGAAAGCGTCTTTATCGAAGACAGCGATTTACCGTCCGGCCCGTTGTTAACCGAAGTGAACTATGAGGAAAGCGAGTGATGAAAGAATACCGCTATTCCGGCCCGGCCAGCGGCGTCACGCTGTCGGACGGAACCGAAATCCTGCTCTGGCCGGGGAAGAATGTTTCCCTGCCGGAGGAGCATGACTATGTGAAGGTACTGGTGGCGCTGAAGCATCTGACGCCGGTATCTGAAGAGACTAAACCCGCCAGCACACCGGCTGTGCAGCCACAAAAGCGCAGGAGCGGCGGCGACAGCGATGTGAAAACGGAGGACTCCCATGTCAGCTAACTATCTGCATGGCGTCGAAACCATTGAGGTGGAAAACGGTGCCCGCCCGGTTAAAACGGTGAAATCCGCCGTCATTGGCCTGATTGGTACTGCCCCAATGGGAGACGTCAATACGCTGGTGCAGTGTCTGTCTGAGAAAGATGCAGCGGCGTTTGGCAGCCAGCTCACTGGCTTTACCATTCCGCAGGCACTGGATGCGATCTACGACCACGGGGCAGGCACCGTTCTGGTCATTAACGTGCTTGATCCGGCTGTGCATAAAACCGCTGTGGCCGATGAAGACGTAACATTCGACAAGGCGACGGGCAAGGCACAGCTGGCTAATCCGGTGGTTGCGCAGCTGGTACTGAAACCGGACAGCGATGGCCAGCCTTATGTGGAAGGTCAGGACTACTCGCTTGATGCACAGACCGGGGTGATTACCAACCTCGGTAAGAGCATTGCTGCAAATGCAACGGTGAAGGCCAGCTATAACTATGCTGATCCGACCAAAGTCACCCCGGCTGATATCATCGGTGCCGTTAACGCGGCGGGCAACCGTACCGGCATGAAGCTGCTTAACGACAGCTTCAACCTGTTTGGCTACTTCGCCAAAATCCTGATTGCCCCGGTATTCTGTACCCAGAACAGCGTCTCGGTTGAGCTTATCGCCATGGCTGTGAAGCTGGGCGCGGTGACCTACATCGATGCACCGATTGGTACCACCTTTGCACAGGCACTGGCGGGACGTGGCCCGGCAGGTACTATCAACTTTAATACCAGCTCCGATCGTGTCCGCCTGTGCTACCCCCACGTGAAAGTATATGACGCGGCCACCAACAGCGAGCGACTGGAGCCGCTGAGCCAGCGTGCCGCAGGGCTGCGTGCCAAAGTCGACCTGGACAAGGGCTACTGGTGGTCATCCTCCAACCAGGAGATTCTGGGTATCACCGGCGTTGAGCGTCAGCTGTCGGCAATGATTGACGACCCGCAGAGCGAGGTGAACCTGCTCAACGAACAGGGCATCACGACGGTCTTCAGCAGCTACGGCAGCGGCCTGCGCCTGTGGGGCAACCGGACAGCGGCATGGCCAACAGTTACGCATATGCGCAACTTTGAGAACGTTCGTCGCACCGGCGATGTGATCAACGAGTCCCTGCGCTACTTCAGCCAGCAGTACATCGACATGCCGATTACCCAGGCGCTGATTGATGCGCTGACGGAATCGGTCAATGCCTACGGGCGCAAGATGATTGGCGATGGCGCTCTGCTGGGTTTTAAATGCTGGTTTGATCCCTCCCGTAACGAAGAGACGGAGCTTGCCGCCGGTCACCTGTTGCTGAGCTACAAATACACGCCGCCACCGCCGCTGGAACGACTGACGTTTGAGACCGAGATCACCTCGGAATACCTGTTAACCCTGAAGGGGAATAGCTGATGGCAAAGATTGAGATCAACCGCATCACCAATGCCAACATCTATCTGGATAGCGCTAACCTGCTGGGCCGGGCCGAGGAGGTCAAACTGCCTGATGTGTCCATGACCATGCAGGAGCATAAGGCGCTGGGGATGGTTGGCAAGGTGGAACTCCCGGCAGGCTTCGACAAGCTGGAGGGTGAGATCAAGTGGAACAGCTTTTACCGCGACGCGATGCTGTCTGCTGCGAACCCGTATAAATCACTGGCGCTGCAGTGCCGTTCCAGCGTTCAGCGCTACAGTTCTCAGGGGCTGATTGATGAAGTGCCGCTGGTGACGTTCCTGACCATCATGTTCAAGAAGAACCCTCTGGGCACCTTCAAGCAGCATGAGAACGCCGAGTTCTCCAGTAGCTTCACCTGCACGTACATCAAGCAGGTACTGGATGGTGAAGAACTGCTGGAGCTGGACTATCTGGCCAACATCTTCCGCGTCGGCGGTGTTGACCAGTTGACTGACTACCGCATCAATATCGGGGGCTGATAGTGACCGTCAAGATTGAAGACAAAGGCGGGAACTGCGGTTCGATTGGTATGGCTAATGGAACCTGGTTTACCCTCCTCGATATTCCGGGGGTGGAAAACCTTTTTAACACCCAAAAAACCAATGACCCGATTGACTGTACCCGCTCCAGAGCACGGAAGCTGGCTGACCTGATTGAGGCATGGGAACCACCAGACCACTGGTTTACCGGCATCGGCAAAGCCGAAGGTAAGGCGCTCATTATCGAGTTTCTTCGTAACTGCAAAGGCTTTCGCACTCACTGATATCACAGGGGCTTCGGCCCCTTTCTTCTTAATCCCCTTTAATATTCGTTCCCCGCGTCACCGAACATACTGCCCTGAACTTACACAGGAGCATGAACATGTCACAGACCCAAACAGAAGCCGAAATCTTTGTCCTGCAGTTCCCATTCACCACGGCTGCGGGTAACTCCGTTTCTCAACTCACCCTTAAGCGCCTGATGGTTAAAGACCTCAAGCTGATCAAGAAAACGCATAAAGACCCGGCTGACTGGGATGAGCCTCTGATTTCCCGCAGTACCGGCCTGCTCCCGGAGGACCTGGATAATATGGACCTTGCTGATTATCTGGAGCTGCAGAAACGATTTCAGCAAGTCACTGGGCTGGGCAAAAGCAACAAAGACCCTGACGCAGGCACAGGGACTGCTGGCGAGGTGGTTTAGATTTCAGCCTGGGGAGATTGATGCCCTCGATACTGACGATCTGGAGATGTGGCTCGACCAGGCCGAAGAGCAGATCAAAAGCGAGTACGGCGACAACCAGTAACCCTCAGCACTTAACAGCCGCTTCTTGCGGCTGTTTTGCATGACTCTCCACTTTCAGAGGATAGCCACCGTGGCAAGTGAATTTTCAGTCGGCGTCATCATTGGCGGCATTGTCGGGAGCAGCTTTCGCTCTGCCGTCAGCGGTACCCGACGTGCCCTCGACTCCCTTGGCGATACGTCACGTCGCCTCCAGGAGCGCCAGAACGCCTTAACCCGCGCAACAGAGCGCTATGGGCAACTGGGTTCATCCCGGATGCAGCGCCTCAACAGCGATCTACTGCGTGTAAGTCGCACAATGGAGCAAATTGAGCGTCAGCAGCGCCGTCTGTCAGCGGTATCGGCCACCAGTGATGCGCTGAAAGCTAACCGCATGGCGCTCTATGGTCAGGGGGCTGAGACCTATGCCGTTGCCCGAACGCTGGGTTCACCCGTAATGAACTCAGTAAAACAATATGCCTCGTTTGAGTCCCAGCTTCGCGATATCAGCGTGACCGGCGATCTGGATGCACGTCAGGAACAGGCTATCGGTACTGCTATTCGTCAGGCATCGCTCAGGGTTAACCAGCTGCAGGAGTCTCTGCTGGGTGGTGTTGGTCAACTGGTTGCTGATGGTATGAACCCGGAACAGGCAGCAAAATTTGCGGGGATGCTGGGTAAAACAGCCACGGCCACCAAAGCGGATATGACCGACCTCGCCAAAATGACTTATGCCTTCAGCGATGCGCTTAAAATTACCGATGCGAAGGAGCTGGAGCAGGCGTTTGGTATGGCGGCTACCGGGGCCAAGCTCGGCTCATTTGAACTGAAGGATATGGCGAAAGCGTTACCCGGTATGGCCAAAGCTTTCGCAGCCCGTGGTATTTACGGTAAAGACGCCATAACCCAGATTGTCGCCAGTCTGGAAGTGGGTAAAGGCAGCGGCTCTGCAGAGGAAGCAGTCACCAATATGTCTAACTGGCTGGCGGCGATGGGGCGCGGAGATACCATTCAGAAATATGCCAAAGCCGGAGTGGACTACCAGGGGTCAATGCAAAATTATGTAGCCCAGGGACTCTCTCAGTATGAAGCCTCTCTGATGATTGCCAACCGTTTTGTTGACGGTAAAGGTAAGGCGTTTTTACAACAGTGGAATGCGGCAAAGGATTCTGGAGATCAGGAAGGTCAGCAGAAGTTGATGGAGTCCTTCGGACTGGCGGAAGTCTTCACCGATATTCAGACTGTCAACCATCTGCTGGCGATGCGTCAGGGCTGGGATAAATATCAGTCCAATAAACAGGAAATGAATAGCCCTACAGCACAGAACACGCTCAGTACTGATTTTAAGAAGCAAAACGATACTCTTGAGGCGCGCTGGCGCAGGACCCAGGTCGGTTTTAATGAGTCAGCAATCAGCATCGGCGAGTCATTAAAACCTGCATTAATCCAGTTAGGCGAAACATTCATTCCTCTGATAGACAGCGTAGGTAAGTGGATTGCAGCCAATCCGCAGCTGGTCAGCGGTACCATTAAGATTGTGGGGGCATTACTTGCTTTCAAGATGGCCACAATCGGTCTCAAGCTGGGGCTGAATCTCCTTATCTCACCATTTACCAGCGTATGGGGAAGTGTTGTTCGGCTTCGTGCTAACTGGCTTCGTCTGACCCTTGCACTGGGTGAAGGCGGCAAACTCCGCTGGCTGGTGACCGGCTTCAGCGCTGTCGCCAGAGGGGCCGGAACGCTGGGGCGTGTACTCGGAGGCGGTCTTGTTCGCGGTATTATGCTCGCCGGACGGGCCGTTCTCTGGATTGGCCGGGCACTGATGATGAACCCTATCGGTCTGGCCATCACCGCCGTTGCTGTGGCTGCTTATCTTATTTACCGCAACTGGGGAGCAGTCAGCGGCTGGTTTAAACAGCGCTGGGCAGATATTAAAACGGCGTTTAACGGCGGTATCGTGGGGATTGGTAAGCTGCTGATTAACTGGTCGCCGGTTGGTCTGCTCTACAAAGCCTTTGCGGCTGCGCTGAAATATCTCGGCGTTGATCTGCCAGCGAAGTTCACTGACTTCGGTGGCCATCTTATCGACGGGCTGATAAACGGCATCAAAAACAAATGGGACTCGCTCAAAACCACCGTCACCGACATGGGAGACAGCGTCGGCGGCTGGTTTAAAGAAAAACTGGGCATTCACTCACCGAGCCGGGTGTTTATGGGCTTTGGTGACAACATCGCACAGGGAGCAGCCATCGGCCTGCAGCGAACCACTCCGCTTGCGGCGCTGGCCGGGCAGCGGCTGGCTGAAGAAATGACCCCGGATGTTCCCCGTATCCCGTCGCCAGAAATCATGGCTGCGGGGTATTCAGGCCGTGGCGCAGCTGCATCCGGTGGCGGAATGTCTGGTGGTATTCAGGTCGACTTTAATCCTCAGTTCTACCTCAATGGCAAAGAGACAGCAGCGCCAGCCGGGCTGACCGGTGCGCTGAATATGAGCGTGCACGAGCTGGAAAAAATGCTGGAGCGTCTGCTGGCTCAGCAACAGCGCAGGAGGTACAGCTGATGTTTGCAGTTCTGGGCGATATTGAGTTTGAGCTGATTACCTACTGGGACGGCTTCGAGGCGACATTCGGCGTCGATTACGCCGAGCATGCCCGCATCGAAGGGAAGCCCGGCCTGCAGTTCATTGGCGACAAGCTGGACGAAATCCAGATAAGCCTGGTCTTTCACCAGCATTATTGCGTGCCCGACGTCGAGCTGGCCCGCCTGAGAACGGCGATGAAAGCTCATCAGGCGCTGGCGCTGGTCTTTGGCAACGGCGACTATCGCGGCTGGTTTGTGATTACCGACGTGACTGCGACCAGTGAGCAGACCGACAGCACCGGCAACGTGCTGGCCGTCAATGCCACCGCGTCTCTCCGGGAGTACATCGGCGACCCTAAAAACCCCCTGAAGCCGCCCGCTATCCGTGCACAGGTACCGGGCACCGGCGCGATATCTTCTGCGGTTCCGTCACCTTCCGGCGTGGCGCAGTATGTCCGGGACGGCGTCAACTATGCGAAGCAGGCACAGTCAGTGCTCCAGACCACCATGAGCGCGGTGCGGATTGCACAGAAAATGAAGGATAACCCGACAGTGGCGCTGACCCGTTTACCAGGGCTGATGAGCGGGCTGGGGAACATCTCCGGCTCACTGGGGAGCAGTATCCCGGCGTTTAATGCGCTGGCAGAGTCCATGCCGGAAGCAGTCAGTCTGGCACGGGCCACCGGTGAGGCTGCCTCGTATGTTCAGCAGGCGCAATCCGCGCTGAACGGCGTCGACGGCAGCAATATCGCGGCGGCACTGGATGCGGTTTCCGGCCAGCTTAACTCCGCCAGCACCACCTTCACCCGCATGTCGCCGGGGTTAAGCACCATGGCTGCCAGAATCCTGGCGAGGAGTGTCTGATGTTTCTTGAGCATGTCACCCGGGACGGGGAGCGCTGGGATGCGCTTGCATGGCAGTATTACGGCGACCCGATGGGCTATCCCCGGATTATTGCCGCCAATCCGCACGTGGCCATCACACCGGTGCTGCCCTCCGGGCTGCTGTTGCTCATTCCGGTGATTGAGGCTGAAGAAGCCACGACAGAAGAGGATACCCCACCATGGCTGAGGTAAGCAGTTCGCAGGCATCGTCTGCCCTGACAGGCGTCAGCGACGTACTTTCACCGGTGTTCACCCTGTGGTATCTGAAAAAGAATATCACCAGCGATATCACCCCATACGTCACCCGCATTACGTACAGCGATAACATCAAAAATGAGTCTGACACCATTGAGGTGGAGCTGGATGATACCGATGGCCGCTGGCTGGATGCATGGTATCCGGGCAAAGGCGACACGCTGACCCTGAAGGTGGGCTACCAGGGCGAGAAACTGCTGTCCTGCGGTACTTTCTCGATCGACGAGATAGAGGTCAGTTCACCTGCTTCCGTGGTTTCTATTCGGGGCGTGGCCACCTCAGTCAACAGCGCGTTACGGACGAAATCAAGTCGGGGTTTCGAGAGCACAACGCTGGCGGCCATCGCCGGGCGTATTGCCAAAAAGCATCAACTGAAGCTTGTCGGCAGCATCGAGGCCATCAAAATTGACCGTGTGACGCAGTACGCCGAGACCGACGTGGCCTTTCTGCACCGGCTGGCCAGCGAGTACGGTTATGCGGTGAAGATTGTCAGCGACCAGTTGATATTTTCGCATCTGGCCACGCTTCGCAGCCAGGAGCCGGTGCGGCAGCTGAAGCCACAGGATGTGGCCCGTTACTCGCTTCGCGATACCATCAACCGGGTCTATAAATCCGCCAGGGTCAAGCACCAGAAGAGCAGCACAAAAAAGCTGATTGTATATGAGGCTGACGGTGGGACCAGCGAGAGCAGCAGGCAAACCAAAGGCGGCAAGGTCACCAGCGCCGACAGGCTTCAGGTCAACAGCCGCGTCAGTGACCCGGACAGCGCCCGCATCAAGGCCGATTCCGCGCTGGCCCGTCACAACGAATACCAGCAGAGCGGTTCCCTGACCCTGATGGGAGCATCCCAGCTGACGGCAGGCAATAAAATTGAACTGTCAGGCTTTGGCCAGCTATCCGGGCCGTGGCTGATAACCACTGCCCGCCATACACTTGACCGCAGCAGCGGCTACGTGACCGAGCTGGACGTCGCGCGGGGGCCGGTGACGCGGGGTAAGGCGAAGAAAGGCAATAAGACCGGCAAGACCCAGACGCTCACCGTCTACAAGCCGGACGGCACCACAACCACGGTAATAAAGGAAAAGAAAAAATGACAGGCGTAACCCTACAGACTGGTACAGTCAGCGCCGTCGATGCTGATGGCGTGAAAGCCCGTGTCCGTTTGCCTGAGTGCGATAACATGCGCACCAACTGGCTGGACGTCCTTCAGCGCAATACCCAGAACAACAAAGACTACTGGCTCCCGGATGTGGGGGAACAGGTCAAAGTGCTGCTGGATGAAAACGGCGAAGATGGTGTGATTCTTGGCGCAGTCTATTCCGACATTGATAAACCATCGTTCAGCGACAAGAACGTTCGCGGCACAACATTCAGCGACGGGGCGGAGTTCAGCTACCACCGGGGCACCCATACGCTCACCATTAAGGGCGGAATCGAGCATCTGGTGATTGAGTGTAGTGCTGACGTGCTCGTGAAAACGCAGAAAGCCACAATTGATGCGCCACAGACCGAAATGACCGGAGATCTGCTTGTCAGGGGTAAGCTAACTTACGAGGGAGGGATGGCTGGCTCTGGCGGTGAAGGTGCCACCGCGACGATTAAGGGCAACATTGAGATTGAAGGGAATGCCCACGCCACCGGCAGCATGCTGTCTGATGGCGCAAACTCCAACCACCACTCCCACTGAACCTTCTTAAACGCCTTTAATATCGGCAATCCCTTCCGGGGGCAATACTGCCCCCATGAAAACAACCTCAGTATTCTGGCAACCGGCCCTGCAGGCCCCCGGCGAAATCGTCCAGGGGCTGGATGATATCTGGCAGGCCATTCAAATTATTCTGCGCACTCCTCGCGGCAGCGACCCGCACCGCCCGGAGTTCGGCAGCAATCTGCACCTTTATATCGACTGGCCCGTTGATCGTGCCATTCCGCACGTCGTGCGCGAGTCCGTCGATGCCATTCGCCGCTGGGAGCCTCGCTGCCAGCTGACGTCAGTTAAACCCGCCGTTGACGGTGAACATCTTACGCTCCGGGTGAGCTGGAAAGGCTCAGACGGACAACCCCGGACTCAGGAACTGCTATGGCGCTGACAGACCCCGATTTTATTGAACGCGATGCCGACAAAATCACGGCAGAAATGATTGCGAAGTATGAGGCGGATACCGGCAAAACGCTTTATCCGGCACAGGCCGAACGTCTGCTGATTGACCTCTGGGCCTATCGCGAAATGCTGGTCAGGGTGGCAGTACAGGAGGCGGCGAAGCAGAATCTGGTCGCCTTTGCCCGTGAGCCGATGATTGATTACCTCGGTGAACTGGTTGGCGTGTACCGCCTTGCCGCGCAGCCTGCATCGACACCTCTCCAATTCGCTGTCGACGAACCGATGGCGATGGATGTAGTGATACCGGCTGGCACCCGCGTCAGCGCCTCCGACAGTGTTATTTTCGCTACCGATGCGGACGTGGTGCTTAAGGCGGGCCTTATGCTGGTCAATGCCACAGCGACCTGTACCGAACCTGGTGATGCCGGTAACGGCTGGCAACCAGCTCAGGTCAGCCAGTTGCTTGATGAGATTGACAACGTCGACCTGCAGGTCACCAATCTTTCCGCCAGTTCTGGCGGGTCAGAGCAGGAAGACAATGACCGACTGCGTGAGCGCATCAGGCTGGCTCCTGAGTCCTTCACCAATGCCGGAAGCCGTGGCGCATACCGTTTTCATGCCATGGGAGCACATCCCAGCATTGTCGATGTCGCCGTTCTCTCGCCTGTGCCCGGCACCGTCGAGCTGTATCCACTGCTCAGCACCGGTCTGCCGGACGACAGCATCCTCACGCTGGTCGAGAGCTTCTGTTCGGATGAGAAAGTCAGACCGCTTACCGATACCGTTCATGCCAGAACGCCAGTACAGGTGGACTATGCCATCGATGCCCGCATCACGGTTTATCGTGGTCAGGACGTCAGTTCGATAAAAGACGCCGCCAATAATGCCATTCAGCGCTGGGTGGCTGCTCGTCGGGCAAAACTGGGGCTGGATATCGTGCCTGGGCAGATTAACGCCGTCCTGTCCGTTGAGGGGGTATATCAGGTTGAACTGCCCGGACTGGCGCTGGTTGTGGTGGCGGAAAACGAGTGGGCCAACTGTACCTCCATCAACATCACCATGTCGGGGGTAGCCGATGGCTGAACCGCTACAACTTCCGCCGCCGCTTGAGGGGGATATCAGCCTCAGAACGCTGGGCAGACTGGCCGGGCGACTGGACAGCATCAACCTGGAAGCCCTGATGGTCTACCTGGTGGATATCGTCGACAGCTCAGCGCTGCCATGGCTGGGCGAGCAATTCTCTCTGTTCGGCGACGGCTGGGAACTGGCTGAAGCTGATGACGTGCGCCGTGCCCTGATTAAATCGGCCATTGAGCTTCACCGCTACAAGGGGACGCCGTGGTCAATCCGGGAAATCATCCGTCGCTTTGGTTTTGGCGAGGTCGACCTGATTGAGGGGACCAGTCAAATCGGCTACGACGGCAGACACACGTACAACGGTATCTATGTTCATGGCGATGCCGAGGCTTGGGCGGTTTATCGCGTTATCCTCCGGCAGCCCATCACTAACGACCAGGCTGCGCTTTTGCGACAGACCCTCGCCGCGTTCGCACCGGCCCGCTGTCACCTTGCCAGTCTGGAGTATCAGTCTGTCGCGATTCGCTACAACAACACCGTCAACTATGACGGCAGCTATAACCACGGGAGCAGTTAATCATGGCAAACCTACCTGAAACCCCGCAGTGGGAAGACGGCATCTACCAGATAGAGGTCTCTGACCCCGTTCTGGGCGGGCCTGATGGGATTTCTAACCGTCAGGCTAAGCAACTGGCCAGCCGGACATCGTACCTGAAACAACAGGTTGAGAAAGGCGGTCAGAATTTGGCGGATCATATTGCCGCCCCGGACCCGCACACTCAGTATGCGCCGAAGGATAGTCCGGCCCTGACCGGTTCACCGACCGCGCCAACAGTGAGCAAAACGGATAACAGCACCAAACTGGCCACCACAGGTCATGTCAAAACGGTGGTCGCCGAATATGCTCCACTGGCCAGTCCTGGCTTAACCGGTAAACCGACAGCGCCGACTGCAGCGCAGGCGTCCAATGATACACAGCTGGCCACCACGGCATTCGTTAAAGCGGCACTTGCAGCACTTGTTGCCTCCTCTCCTGAAGCGCTTGATACGCTTAATGAGCTGGCGGCGGCTTTGGGTAACGATCCGAACTTTGCCACCACTATGACAAACGCGCTGGCAGGTAAGCAGCCTCTGGACAATACGCTTACCGAATTGTCTGGAAAGTCCGTGTCAGCGCTTCTCAATTACCTTGGTTTGGGAGCAGGTGTGCCAGCTATCGGTATTCCGTTCTTCTGGCCGTCCTCGGCAATGCCAAATACGGTTATGACTGAATGGGCTGATATGGTGTTTCTGAAGTTCAACGGAGCCACATTCTCAGCGTCGAATTATCCAAAACTCGCTCTGGTGTTTCCTGGATTAACACTGCCTGAAGCACGCGGTGAATTTATTCGTATCTGGGATGATGGCCGTGGTGTGGATAGTGGACGCACATTGCTTTCCGCGCAATTAGACGATTTCAAAACGCATGAACACAAAATTCTGGGGACAAATGGAAGTGGTGGCAATGTAGTGTTTGGCACAACATCGAATGCTTCTCCTTTCTACACCAACGGCGTTAGTCAGCCGGGTGGAAGTGCTTTGCCCGCTTTTCAAAACCCAGGTGGTACTGAAACACGCCCACGTAACATTGCATTCAACTTTTTAGTAAGGGCGAAATAATGAAACCTGTTTTCGATGAAAATGGACTGGCAACAGAACCGGGTGAAATTCGCTGCTATTACTATGATGCTGCGACTTCTGAATATATGGGCTGGTCTGACGAATATATTAATCTTGGTGTGAGCATGCCAGGCCATTCGACTGATATTGAGCCCGGAGATAATGAGACTGGGTACGTATCGGTATTTACTGGTTCAGGATGGAGTAAAGAGGAAAACCATCGGGGTAATACTGTTTATTCAACCGAAGATGGCGAAGCATCAAAGGTCGATTATATTGGTCCCATCAAGGATGGATACACCAGTACGGCACCTTCAACGCCATATGATAAGTGGAACGGGCGCAACTGGGAGACCGACGCAAAGGCGCGACATGCTGCGGAGGTGGCTGAGGCCGAACGGCAAAAAAACGCGTTACTCGCAGAGGCTGCGGGGATTATTGCCCCGTTAGCAGATGCTCAGGCTGGAGGATATATTGACGACGCAGATATGCCGCGCCTTGCTGAGTGGCAGCGGTACCGATACAAGCTGACTAAAGTCGATACCAGTACCGCGCCTGACATTACTCTTCCACCGAAGCCTGAGGTGTAGGCCACTTGATATCTGGTGCGCTGTTCGTGTCTACCGCCTCAAGCGCATCCAGATAATCAAGCCACAAATTGTATTGCGCCAGTTCGTCCCCCTTCAGCCTACCAATCGCAGCTTTGCCAGGCCACTGCTTGCTGTTCATAAAGTCGTTAGCCAGGTCTATTCGCTGTTGTTTTTCTGCTCCAGCCGCTGCGACTAGCTCATCGTGCGTTGGTGGGGGAATATCTGCCCATGCCGGACCATTATCACCTGGAACCATGAGTTGTGTTTTTGAACCTGCTAAAAACTTATCATAGGTATCCTGAGTGACTTCAACCAAATCTTTCCCTTTATAGTCTTGCGCTGTAGATTCCAACAAAAAACCATTCAATGACGGGCTATAAAAAATCTTCAT